CTCAAGACTATTTTGAAGAAAGCAAGCTCGGTTGGCGCCAGATCTGCAGTGAAAGCTGCCGCTAAGGCGTCAAAGAAAGGTGTGCATGTCGCTCGGTCACGACCAGCGGCCAGGACCACATCAGGAGTTCATGCTGATCTTCAACGCAACGCTGATGGATTCATCGCAAGCGTGCACAAGCCGTTCTCAGTACGCGGCATGCGTTTCCCTGAACCCTCCCCTTTCCCGTCAAGTACGGGATCGTTCACCCAGCGCTTACCACTGTCTCCTATCCAGGATTCAGTGGTTACCACGCAGGCCTACTTTGGTGTTATGGCCTGGCCGACCTTCAATGCGTCGAATGCGGGTAATGGACCCATCTGGACACTCAGTGCTATGGCAAATAGTGTACCCACTTGGACTCAAACCGCGTGGAACAACATTAGCGCACTCACAACAAACTTCAATGTGATCAGGCCCGTCTCTATGGCGATAAGATTCCTGAACACAACACCAATGCTGAATCGCGGTGGTGTGGGCTACGTGCTCAACACCGCCGCTACTGTCCCTACGACAGCAGCAGCACTCAACAACATCCTCGGATCTGAGGAAGCGCTCGAGGTGGACCTCGCTCACATACATGAGCTTGGTGACGAGCTTTGTTGGGTGCCAAGCCAGTTTTCAACATCCCAGAGCTCAACCTACAGCACTGGGTCTGTTGGATACAACCTGTACACCTACTTGGCTCCTGGAGCCTCAATTACCCCAGTTGATAACAAAATTTTCATCTGGGGTAGTTTCCCATACACAACCCAGCAAACAGTGCAACTGGAGATCTGTGTCAATTGGGAGGCAATACCCTATCCCGCTACGGAGAATCTCTTCGAGCGGAAGGTTGTTGTCGGTTCTGCAGCTGACCTCGCTGTCGCTGTGGAGAAGTCGGGTGTCTCAAAATCATCAACCACTACATGGGCCGCCTTCGGAGATGCGGCCATGGATGCCATTGGCAGTGGGGCTTCCGCAGCTCTTAGTGGTGGTGGGATCAAAGGTGCTATTGCCGCAGTGCTGCCGCAAGTGCCCTCTTTGATCAAGAAGCTAGGTCCTGGAATAGCTTCCCTGTTTTCCGCAGAAGACTACGCCAATCACACGATGGCAGTCGCTATGGATGCAGTCCACATGTCACCAGCTCACAAGAAGGAACACTTAGGTTTGTCGAAGCAAGACTTCCTGAGACTTCTTGTGGAGGAAGCTTATGGCATTCGTTTGCCTGAGCTTGTTGCCAAAGGCGAAGAGAAGGATTACGAGCCCTCTCTCGACCTGCAACTCACTAGCTCGAGTGTGTCCCCCCCTGTGACACATGCACCGGAAGTTCCGGTGTCTGGCAGAAGCAATGCAGCCGTTGCTGCACCTGTCAAACAGGGAACCGGGGCTCTCGGCGGGTACGTTCACGTGAAGAAGGAACGTCTCGTTGTTTAGAGCACCGGCCGGCG